AGGTAAGGCTCTCCAGTCTCTGCTCTAGCATCTAATAGTTTTGCCCATAAGTCTCTAGCCTTTACAGTTTTAACAGCTTCTCCTGATTTAGGGTCTATAAGTCTCCAATCTTCATTCTCTCCTACTGCTTTTAGAAACTCATTATTTATATTTACTCCATTGTGTAAATTTAAATTTTTCCTATTTAAATCACCACCTGATTCTTTTCTCATGGCAATAAACTCTTCTATCTCAGGATGCCATACATCCATATACGCAGCATAGCTACCTCTACGAGTTGTGCCTTGATTAAAAGCTAACATCTGTGAGTCAACTACATGCATAAAAGGAATGGAGCCGGTAGATTTAGAACCATGTTTAGTAGGTACACCATCACTTCTAATATCTCCCCAGTAACCACCAATGCCACCTCCGGCACTAGCTAACCAAATATTTTCATCATAGTGTTTTGATAGACCATCTCTACTGTCTGGGACATAGTTTAGAAAACAGCTAATAGGTAAGCCTCTGGTAGTCCCACCATTACTAAGAATAGGTGTACTAAACATAAACCAAAGATTAGAAGCATAATCATATATTCTTTGAGCCATCTCAAAATCTGTGTGACCTTTGTAGGTGCTAACAAAAACTGCTGCTCTTGCGAAAGCTTCTTGACACGATGTTTCATCATTCCATAAATATCTATCTTCAACTGTACTAATACTAAAGTTGTCTAATTTCTTATCTCTATCATAATCTATTTCTATACCTAAGTATGGTTTTACCCCTACTTTATCTACCATTATTTTCTTCCTCCAAAATGTATAATGCAATTATTGCGTAGTGAATTATTTTTATTAAGTCTTGTTTATTCTTCCCTTCTTTCTTACCAAATCTCATAGCATACTTCATGATATTACCTATGCTAAAACTTTCTCCATGTCCGGCATCAATAATCATATCGGTAGCTTGATACTTGCCATTACCATAATGAGAGGTATAAGTTTTATCTATTTGCTTTTTAACTTCTTTAATTATTTTATCTTCTTTAAATTTATATTTAATCATTTACAATCTCTGTTATTTCAATTACTTGAGGTATCTTAACAACTTTTGTTAAGTATGCTGGACCTTTTGCATAATCAAACACACGAAGTCCCTTACCATTATTGGCATCTTTGTGACATTCAAACTTGTGAGAACACCAAGTACATTCTCTAGCGATTTTATAATTACCTGATGCTCCTTCTGGGATAGGTGGATAGCAAAAGTCAGGAGGTGTTTTTTTCTTAATCGTAGACTTAACCTTTTTAATTTTAGAGTCTATATTAGGCTTGTCAAGGTCTTCAGGAATATACAAGCACAATTCTCCTGTTTCTTTATTGATAGCAAGAAAACCACCTTGGTCACTAGCTTCTGCATGTTCATATCCTGCAAGTTGAGCCATGTAACCAAAAGCATCTTGTTCGGCTAATGTGCCATTCTTAAACTTCTGAAAAGCAAATCCAGAAGCTGATTTAATATCTATTACTTGTCCATCAATCTTACAATCCATGTGACCCATAACACCATTAATTTTTATTTCTTTTTGTTCATCAGTTACTTTGTGTCCGGCTATTTCTACTAAGAATAAAACTAATCTTTCTAAGATATGTCCATACAAAAACTTAATCATGGTAGGAGCAGGAACTCCTGTTGGCTCTTTCTCTGAGTTCATATCAAACCAGAGCTGTCTTAATGGTTTCCCTACATTAGACATTCTAATAGTAGGTTTTTGTTTTGCTCTAGGACTAGACCAATCTCGTAAAGCATGTTCCATAAACTTACCAAAAGATTCGTATTGTTCTTCAGTTATGTTTAATGGTTTGCCTTGTCCTAAATCACCAACTACTTTATAGATATCATCTATAAGGGTATCTAAATTTTTCTTACTCATCGACAAGCTTCCTTAAAATATCTGGTGAAGTTAATAGATTTAATTTTACTAAATACATTTTACTTGCATTGTGGTCTCCTCCAGAAACAGAGGGAAAGGTGTTTTGTTCAATTAACTTTTTTAAATGTTCTACTTTTATAAAGAAAGATAAACAGACACATCCTTTATAACATAAATTCTGCAACCAGTAATCAGATTCTGTTGCCATAATACCAGATGGTTTGCCATAGGATTCATATTCAATAGCTATGTTGCCTGTGTCCATCCACATACCTCTTTCAGTTTTAACTTCAACTTTAGAGTTTACTACGATATTTAAAAATTCGTCTTCATATTTTTGACCATACTTTAAATCTAGGTCAAACTTTTTTCTGTCGGCTTTAGTGGGTTTCACTCCAATTACCTCCTAATTTATATTCACCATCAAGAGGACAGAACATATTAAAATGTTCTCCGGCTTCTTTGATAGCTTCAACTGCTAGGAATCCAGCTTTTGCAGCTTGACAATCTTTAACTTCTATCTGCCATTCGTCATGTATATTACCTACAAAGTTAGCAGTTATATTGGTTAATTTAAATTTATAATCTAATAAGGCTAGTGCTTTTTTCATAACTATTGCACCTCCTCCTTGTAGTAAAGTATTAAGAGCAGCATGTTCACTTCTAACATAAATCTTACGACCATCTATACCTTTTAGATAACCTCGTGAAGCAGCTCGACATACTCGTTCTCTTAAACTTCTTAAAGTAGGTAAGTTAGTAAAGAAAGTTTCTTTTAACTTCTTACCTGAATCTTTATTACCACCTACAATACTACCTATCTTAGCATCACCTGCACCATAAACCAAGGCATAAATAAATGTCTTAGCTTGGTCTCTGGTCTCTAATCCTGCCATGTTTTGATTAGCAGTATGTATATCTCCATGTAAGATTTCATTTTTATAATCTTCATCTTTCATGTAGTGAGCTAACATTCTTAACTCTAAACCACTGGCATCTACTCCAAGTAATTTATAACCCTCTGGAACAATCCAACAACTTCTACATTCTTTACCATATAACGAACCCATGTTTGGAACTTGAGCCATATTAGGATTACGATGGGTCATACGACCAGTTATGGTGCCATTAGGTATTACTTGTCCATGCACTCTACCATCATCTTGTAAAGCACTAAGCCATGAATCAACCTGTGCTATTCTTTTTTGATACAACAGATAATCAGCTATTAGAGTAGCTTGGGGTATATCTGTTATTTCTGATAATACTTTTTCATCTACTATCGGTTGTCCTGTAGGAGTAAACTTTTTAGGCTTCCAACCAAAGTCTATAAGATACTCTCCTATTTGTTTTCTAGAACCTAAATTAAATGTCTGTAATTTTTTTCTGTAGAAAGGTTTACTAACACAATCATCATATTCTTGTGGTGTAAGTCCTACTCTAGACAAGGACCCATCTTTCTTAAACTTAGGCACAACTAATTTATCTTTAATTAGTTTAGGGGTAAATACTTTTTGCACCTCCTCCTCTGTTTCAAACATCTTTTCTTTTAGAGTAGCAACTAACATAGTGGCAGCTTTTTCATCAAACAGGAAGCCATGTTGTTCTTGCTGATTTAAAATCTTTGCAACTTCATGCTCTAAGTCAATACTTTCTACACTAAATCCTTTACCCTCTCTTAGTAAAGCCTTATATACTTTATCATTAAGAGCTACATCCCTCTCACAATAAGTTAGCATTTCAGGCGAGTAAACACTAAAATCCGGCTTGTCTAGTTTGTTTGTTCCAAGTCGTTGTCCCCAACTTTCTAAACTGTGTCCATTGTCTCGGACAGGATTAAACAATCTAGACAATACCAGAGTATCAATAACCTTACCTTTGTATTTAAAGTCATAAAGTTTTTCTAAAACAGGTAAATCATAGCCAAGAATATTGTGTCCAATCAGAGTATCTGTTTTATTAAGGAGGCTGATACCCTGTTTAATATTATTAATATCGAACTTGTGAGTATGTCCGAACCTCACATCCTTGGCTACGATACACCAAACTTTATCTGGGTTTAATCCATTGGCTTCTATGTCAAATACTAAGCTACCAAGGGAGTTGTTTTTCATAATCATCATCTATGTTATTTAACACATCGTCAAATTCATCTGGTTCTTTTTCATGTAATCTACCTGTTTCTGTATCATACATTAAACTACATGCAAGTCCAGTATCTCCAGTGTATCTAGATTTAAGAACTCTTAATCTAGTTGTATTAGCTTCATCTTTATCTTTGGCTTGTTGGTTTCTTTCTAATGCTA